GGCCTTGTCCAGACCGGTGCAGTCACAAGCCAGCATCCAGGCGTTCAGATCGAGCCCGACCACTCGGCCCTGCGCCATGCGCAGCTGGCTGGCACAGACTTCAATCGCACTGGCGGCTTGCCAGCCATCCAGGCTTTGGGGGGCGTTCATGGTGTATGGGCACTCGGGACACGGATCAGGGCAGGCTTGGCAATAGCTCGGCCCGCCACCGAAGTGCCACGCGGTGCGGGCCTTCAGACGTTTTTTTCGGAGTCCAGGGCGTAGAGACCGGCGAGGTACTCGCGCTCGAAGGCATCGGCCAAAAGCCAGTGTTCCATCAGGGCGGCAATGCCCTCAGGCGTGACGGCTGCGGGTTTGCCCTTGTCGTCTGCCACGCCTTCCCAGGCGAGCACCGCCAACTTGGCCAGTTCGGTGATGAGCATGGCGGTACGCTCGCCTGCGGCAGTGGTGTCGGTACCGGCCACCTTGGAGGCAGCGTGGCGCGCGGCCATCACCAGGGCAGTCGTGGCGGGGCGGACCTGCAGGCGCACGCCTGCGGCCAGCGTGATCCAGTGCGGTTCACGCGGAATATTCAGTTTGATCATGGGAATGTCCTGGGTGAGAGTCAGTACGTGGTCACGTCATTGACCAGTTCGACGGTCAACATGCGCGCCACACCAGCGGCCTTGGCGGCTTGCCACTCGAAGGTGGCCTGGATGCCGCCCGGGCCGGAGATGGAGAGCTTGGGCTTGGGCAGATAGACCTCGTGCGCGATGAAGGTCAGACGCCGCTCGGCGTCGATCGCGTAGCCAAAGGTCAATTCCAGTGGCGTGTTGTTGGTGGCCGCATCGATCAGCGTGGTGTCGGCAAAGCGCACCTCCAGATTGCCGGTGAGGCTGGCCACCGTGGGGTCGGCGCCGTCGATCTTGCCGTCGGAGCGGATGGTCTCGATGCGCTCCAGGTTGTTGGAATAGGTCAGCTGCGCCGAGACCACGTTGCCGAGCGCCGCACCGCCCTGCTTGATAGAACCCTGGAACTGGTTGAAGCGAATCAGGTCGCGGCTGGCGGGTGTGCCATCAAGCGTGGCCGCCTGTTTGGCTTCGCCCTGGGCGATCAAACCGACAGTGGCGTTCGCTGCACCCGATCGGGCAAAGCCCACCTGTAGGCTGTTGACCATGACGCCGGAGGCCACAAACCAGGCCGGGATGTCGGGCAGGCCTGTCTCCAGCGTCAGGCTAGGCAGGCTAGCCTTGCCGGAGGTGAAGGTGTGCGTGACCACGCCCGAGCCGCTGGTGCTGGCATCACCCAGCAGGGCTTTGAGCCAGATGCCGATGTTGCGCACATCGATGGGCACGACGATGTCGCCTTCGACCTTGATGACGTCGCGGATGGGGGCGCTGGGGTCACGGCCCAGCCCGATCAGGTCGTTGGCGATCAGCCCCTGTTCGGAGCCGAGGGTGGTGGAGACGAAAGGCAGCTTCCAGTAGTCGCCCACTGGGTTGCTGCCGTAGGTGGTTTCGAACGCGGCCAAGAGGCTGGCGTTCGCGCCGTAGGCACGGGCCATAGGTTTTCTCCTTCGGAGTTGAGATTCAGTTCAGCGGCCCTGAACTGCTGTAGTGCAGGACCACGGGCAGCAGGCAGGCCTTGATGCCACTGGTCCCATCGGGGGCCAGTTCATCGAATTTGGGTGGGCCGATTTCGGCGTACTCGATGATGCCGCCAAGCGTCCGATCGGCTTCGATCAGAGTTGCGAGTTCAACCAGCAAGCCGTCCATGCGGGCATCGCGCGCGCTGGCGTCCGGGTCGGCCACGAACAGTTCGATGGCCACCTGGTGCTGCCAGTGGTAGATCAGCGGTGACAGCGACACCTCGGGCTCGCCCATTTCGCCGTCGCGCAGGATGACCATGGCCTGATCCGACACCCGCTCGGGCAACGCGGCGTTGCGTTTGACCGTGGTGCCTGAGGTACCCAGGGACAGCTGGCCCAGCAGGACGAACAGTGCGCCGATCGCGTTTTCACGTTGGCTCATGACGCTGCCCCTTTGCGGTCGGCTTCATCGAAGCGGTTGGCGATGCGGTTGGCCAGGTTGCTGATCCAACGTCGTGAGGCGCTGTCGATGTCAAATTTCTTCTTCAGGGTCACTTGGGGTACGAGCAGGAACATGGGCACGGTGACCAGCCCTCGACCAGTGGCTTGGGCCTTTTGCGAGGCGACGGAGAAGCCACCGCGTTGGCCCTGGCGGGCGCGCTGGTTTTCTGCGACGAGGAGCGAGGGTTGGCCCCGGCGGTAGACGAAGCGCAGGCGCTGGCCGCGCATTCGCTCCCATAGGCCCGGCGTCATGCGCTTGCCGCGCGGGCCCTTGGCGGCGGCCGGTAACGGAATCGCCAACCAGAACCCATCCTTGGAACGGATGGTCGCGCCCTGGTCATGCGCCCCCACCACCACCGGCGCCCGGCTATAGACCAGACCTGCTGCCTTGATGCTCATCTGCCCCTTCGGGTAGACCTCGCCGCGCCAGGTGTTGGCCAGCCGTTGACCCAAACCAGCGCCAATGATCTGGCTGCGCAGCTCGGTCTTGAGACCATCGGTGGCTTCGCGGATGGAGTGCGTCACCGCCTGCTCGGCGATGCGCACCTCATCGGCCAGCATCTGGTCCAGATTGCCGGTGAGTGCTGCCATGAGCTTCACAGCGGTGCTCCGGTCAGCGTCCAGATCAAGCGATCCCGATCAGCCAAAGGCTCACCCACCACCTGGTAGGCCTGGCCAGCAACGGTGAAACGCTCGCCCTCACGCGGCGAGACCACGTCGCGGACCATCACATCGAAGCGATGGGTGGCCAGCGCCAACCGGGTGTCACCAAAGGACTCGACCACATCGGCCTGTTTGGCGATGAAGCGCGTGGCGATCTCACGACCATCGGCCAGCCGGTAGGTGCCGGGCACGCCCAGCCGTGCAAACAGGCGCGAGACTGCCCGCTCAAACGCAACTTGCATCGGATCAGGCGGTCAGCTTGATCAGCACACCCGGGCGGTGGCACATGGGCAGCGGGTTACTCTGCGTGTGCAGATCGGTGCCGCGATCGAACTGACGAGGCGCCTGCTTGGCGTACAGCGACTGGCCCAGCGTGTTGACCGTCTCGTTGAAGTCGGCCGGGGCGAAGTAAGTGCCAAAGGTGTCGACCGTGCCCAGCGGGAAGGCATGGGCCTCACCCGCTGCGATGAAGCGGCGGGTGCCTAGATCCCCATTGGCCTGCAGGTAGGCGGCCTGGCCGCGGTATTCCTCGAAGTTGACCCCGGCGTAGGTGAAGCCCGAGCGCACATCGTTGATCAGCACCGCGCCTTGCTGCCAGTTGGTATACGCGGTCTTGACCTCCTTGTGGGTGGTCAGCGCACGGAAGAATTCTGGCGAGCACAGCACATGCACGCCGGTCATGAACTCACCCTGCAGCGCGTCTTCAATCTTGGTCAGCAGGTCATAGCAGTGGCCCTTGACTTCGCTGTTGGCGTTGGCCAGGTCGAAGTTGACCGACTGCGGGGTGATCTGGAATTCGGTGAACAGGTTGCTGATGACGCTGCCATCGGCATCCAGGATCTCACCCTTCAATGCACCCATGCGCAGGTGCTCCAGCGTGATGGCGTGCTTGTTGCGCATGGTCTCTAGGTGCCGAGCCAGCACGCCGGAGATTGCTTCCATCTCGGTCTCCGATCCAAAGGCACGGATGCCCTGGACTTCCTCGGGCAGCACCACATCGTCGTGCGGGATGTGGGGGATGACAAAAGAGCGCAGCTTGCGCTTGCCACGCTCACCAATCGTGCCGGGCGAGCCAGGCGGCTTGGTGGGCAGCAGGTTGAGCTTGCCGGCGTACTCCTCCACGATGATCTGGCGGGTGCGCACGGGTTTGGCCGGAAACAGGTTCAAGGCTTCCAGACGGCCGTAGCGGTTGGGGATGAGGTTGATGGCGGCGGTGAGGCTGGCCATCGAGAAACCGGGGTTCAGAAACGGGTTATTCATTCGGGGCTCCAAGAATGACGAAACCCGCGCAAGCCAGACGGCCGGGCGGGTTCGGG